GTTCACATTGGTAACACCACCACCTTGTAGGTCACTGTTTCTAGTTATGTTACCAGTGGTTGATGGTGTAAACAGTTCTGGACCTCTTTCACCAACTATGTATGGCTTGCCACCCATGACTGGACCACCTAGAGCACGACCACTATACTGCTGGCTGCGGATCATTGCTATCTGTTTGAAACCTGCGGCAATGGCACCTGCCACATATATGAATGACAATGGAGGTCCTGGTGGCATTGCAATGGCCATTGCGGCTGCTTGATATGTTGAAATAATAGCCTGGGCAGTTGCAGCCGCTTTGTGTGCTTCAAAGGCTTTTTTACTTGTCTGTGACATTTGACCTGTTACACTCATAAACGCACCTAACATGCCTTGTGCCCTACTATGCCACCTTGCTGTATCATAGCCACGTTGGCTTGATTTTGTTTTATACTATCTAGTATGGCTTGATTAGTAACCCCTGCCTGCTTGAGCCTTGCATCTGCCACTCTCTGTTCCATGGCTAATACTGCTTCACCAATGGCTTGACGTGCCAACACTTCTTTGTTAGCAACTTCTATTTTGGCTGTGGCAAGAAAGATCTCATTTTGCAATGATTGATCTTGCATGCGTTTTTGTCTAATTAAATCATTATTGGCTGTGTCAAATTTAGCCTGACTCACACGCATTTCATTTGCTAATTCTTGTTTATTGATGGCATCTAATTGAAATAATGCTCTATTGGCTGCTTCAACCTTGGCATTCATGACTTTCATTTGCAGATCCATCAAAGCCTTGGCGTGTGCTTCTTGTCTGAATAACTCACGATTGGTAAATTCAATGTCTGCTATCTGTTTCTGTTTCTGATAGGTATCTTCTAAATTTGTTTTGGCTGCAATCAACTGCTTATAGGCATTGAATGAACCATCATCGATCTGTTTGCTGGTGTTAGCAATGGCTTCATCAATGGCTCGCTTCTTGGTAGCATAGTCTTGTGCCATGGCCAGTCTAGGATCACTTTCACTAATGACAGCAGTGGCAGTGCCTATTCTTTCTGCACGAGTTTGATTTGTGGCTGTGCCTGTTAATAGGTTACGCTGTTGTTCATTGGCCAATGCTTCACGAGTCAGTCTAGCATTTTCACTGTTTGCACGAACCTGTTTCTCCATCTCTTTGGTTAATACACCATGGTTGTTGGCTCGGGCTTGGTCTACTGCTAATTGTTCTTGTCGTTGATCAAGATCTTTGGTGTTAAGACTTAATAATTCTAATTTACTTTGTTTTTCAGCCTGTCTGTAATCTTCTAACAGTTTGGCATTTTGATTGGCAGCAACATCAGCACGGATCTGATCTGCTATCTTTGTCTTGGCTATTTTTTCGTATTCAATTTTTTGCTCTTTGGCAAAATCTAACACAGCCTTTTCCTGTGCCATTCTTATACTGCCCAATGGAATTAATTGAGTTTCAATTCTCAGTGACTTGGTATATAGACTGGCACTTTCAGCCAATGCTTTAACATCAATCTTCGGACCTTCATAGGCCAAAGGTTTGTTTGCAGGATTCAAGGCCTTATTTGCTTTGTCTGCTTCTTCTGCTAATCTCTTGGCTTCATCTGCCTGTTTCTTAAGAGCTTCATTCTTCTCCATGTCAGCAAACAGTTTGTCTGCTGCCAGATATGCCGCAGTGGCACCAGCGGCTGCGGCAATAGCACTGAGACCACCTGTGGCTAATGCAGTGGCCACTGCTCCTGTGGTTCCGATGAGTCTAAGAACCTTGACCATTTCATAAAGACTGGTCACTATGGCAATTATTCTTGTGGCAGCAAATGCTCCTACAAAGGCAGCAACCAATGGCAAGACAATGTTGAGATTATTACCAATGAATTCTATTGCCTTGGCTAACTTTGAAAAGAATCCAGTGGCATTTTCAAATTTCTGTGCGGTCTTGACAAATTCAGTTCTGACATTTTCAAGACTTTGTCCCACAGTTTTTTGCATGCCATTAAATGTAGGATCAATGGTATCACCTAATTGTTTAAGAGCATTGGCAAGGTCATTGCTGCCAACCTTACCTGCTTGAACATCTTTAAGGAATTGACTTGATGTCTTACCGAATTGTTGTGCAATAAGTGCAAGTGTGCCTGCTGAACTTTCCTGCAGTTGTTTCATGTCTTCAAACATCACTGTGCCGCGGCCTAGTGACTGTCCGAATTGATACATTGCACTGGCTGCCGATGGACCTACTGTGCCAGTAACTGCTAGAGCCTTGCTGAAGTTTTCAGTGATCTTGGTGGTGTCTGATAAACTTAGACCCATGCCTTGACCTGCTAATGCCACCTTCTGGAAGAAGTCACCCACAGCACCTAGGTTAGATCCTGTGAGTTTGGCAATTCTTGCTACTTCACCAAAAGCAATGCCGGCATCTGCTGAACTATTGGTAACAGTTTTTAATTTGTTTGTAAGGATGGTGGCAGCATCTGCAATATCAACAAATTGTTTGGCTATCGCACCACCAATTGCAATACCGGCTAGACTTCTTAAACTACTGGTAAGACTGCCCAGAGCCCGTTCTGCTTGACTGGTGTCAGCGGTAATTCTAATTTGTGCGTCAGCCATGCTATCTTCGTCCTTTTTGTTTGTCCATTGCCTTCTTGGTTTCGTCTGCTTCTATCTTATAGAATGCGGCCCAGCCTGCAAACTCCACCACTGACATTGCTAAAATTTCTTCAACTGTGCGGCCCAGATCCTTGGCAAGCCTATAGGCAAATAGGAGATCTGGATCCGCCCTTAGTTTTTTTCTGCATTATCCAAATCTAGATCCTGCACATTATTCATTTCACCTACAACACGGATCAACACTTTGGGATCAACTTCATTCAAGAATACCATCTTGTCAGCGAAGGTGAACATCTTGGTGCCATCTTCATTTCTAGCACGAAGTATGAGACTTTCAACCAAGGCTTCAACAGTTTTACCTGCTTGGCTTAGTTCAAGAATCTTGCCTTCGTCTCTGAGTGTGGTTGATGATTTCCAATATATTACTGCATCTCCCCATTCAGGAACTGTGATGCTTTTCATCTCACCTGAGATTTGATTACGGAAGTGTGCTGTGGCTTTGTCTAATACTTTGTTCATTTGTATTTTCCTTTTATTGCGGTTAGGGTTGGTCCAATGATTCCACGAGGTGCCTGACGGCTCGCTCCAGCCTCTAGTTTATCAATATAGGGAACATTATTTTCAACTCGAAAGTTGTTCTTGGTTGTGGCTTCACGCCATGCGTTTTTAGCACGACCACTACGCACTGGTGTCTTGGCTCTGGCTGTGGCATAGACGTCATCAGCAATCTGTTTGACCAGACGCTGTAATGAACGTTCTAGTTCTAGACCAACTCCTTGAACACCAGTGACTGTGATCTGCATATTACACTGCTGTGGTTGAGTAAGTTGTTGCACCAGTTCCTTGGAAACTGATACTTGCTTCTACCATACCATCCATACTGGTATTCACTGTGTATCCAGTTACAATGACGTTGCCTGTGAAAGCATAGTCACTAGTGCTGGAATAGTTTTCAGCGATGTATAGTTTTACTGCAACACCTGAAGCACCAACCAATCCTGCTGTGGGATTGAAACTTGATTCATATGTGTCGAAGTCAGAGGCATCAAAGTAAACATCTGCTGAACCTGAGAATGCACTCAAGCCAGTTAGATATGTTCTAACATCAACGCCCATTGTGGTTGTTTCAATTGTGTCTGCTGTCATCTCTACTGAGAAGTTGCGGACTGCGGCAACTGAATTACCATTTAAGGTAATCGCACCGTTATTTCCTGTAATTGTAGCCATCGTGATCTCCTAATTAAGTTGCGGCGTAAGTGCAAGCACCACTACCTTGGAAGGAAATACTGGCTTCTACCATACCGTCCATTGTAGAGTTCACTGTGAATCCAGTGATGATTACTTCACCTGAGAACTTGCCTGTGGCATCAGCAAGAAACCCTTCAAATGTCACAGTGGCTTGACCTACAGTGCCTGATGTGGGATTCAATACTGCGTGAGTGGCAATGGTTCCTGTAGAGGCTGCTGGATCAAAATAGATGTCAGCACTACCTGACCAAGAACTTAATCCATTTAGATATGTTCTTACATCTACCTGCATTGTGGTTGTTTCAATTGTGTCACGAGTGAGTTCAATTGAAAAGTTGCGGACATTGGCGATAACTGCTACGCTACCACCCACTGTTGCGTCTAATTTCAAGACACCGTTGTTACCTGTTAATATGGCCATTATTCGTCTCCTTGTTGTTTAATATTGGCTGCTTCTACGGCTGTTACGGTCGCCTTAGACTTCACCGGGGGTCGGAGACGAATAACCTCTTCTCTAACCTGTTCTGGTGCAGAACCGACTTGCGTCCATCCTGCTGAATTCATCATTTCTAGTTCATTAGGTTGACAGTATCTAGTCATACCTTTCTTTGTAAGTTCTATTTTCATACTGATCCTCTTAGATAATTGTAGGAGACTGCATAGGTGATTAGAAACTCAGCCAGTGGTGGTTGGCGATCTATGATCTCCACTCTGATTATTTGACTGTCTGTGACACCACTTGAGATCAATTCTCTATAACGATCGCTGTCTAGTGCCTCTTCAATGGCTTCTATGAGATCATTACGCTGACGGTCTAGTTCAACACCTCTAACATAGGCACGAATTGAATATTCAATCCGGCCCATGCGACGACCCGCTCCCGAGTTACCCATTGTGATAGTTTCTCTATCTTCTATTGTTGGCTGCACGAATATGGCAGGGAATTGTGTGATGGCCATTTCTTGTATGACCACTGGCTCACGACTCACAAACACTGGACGTGGATCATTCATGTCCTTGAGCACTTGGACAATGTTCTCTGCTACCTGTTGGCGTATGTTCTGTGCCATTATCTAACCAGTCTCTGAGGTTTCACTGACAGAGTCTCAGTGCGTTCATATGTGTTGTCATCGTCTAGATCATAGCGAACACCTTCTCTGAGGATGAGATCCATCTCATGCTCAAAGCGACCTTGATAGTAGTTCATCATCACTTGGAATTTGTCTGGTTCTGCTCCTGAGAACTGTGTGAGTTTAGGGCAGATGTGATAGGCCATGGCGTGATACACTGTGGCCTGTGTGAATTGTGTGGAGTCTATGAGTGTGGTGTCCATCTCCACTGTGGCTATGGAAGGATGTGCCTTTTGGTATGCTTGATACCAACGCACTTTCAGCACTCTGTTGATTTCGGTTTCGCTACGGGCTAATTCTACATCCCAATCCAACACACCATATTGATCAATAGTTGGTTCGACCTGTTTGAGGTCGTCAAAAGTTGCATAAGCCATAGCGTGTCCTTCACGATTAATAAGATTGAGGAGTCCTTCTCCTCACCCTGTATTTAGTCGAGCCAAAAGAAAAGGACCTTTTAACGGGTCCTTTCCAGGGGTCTTGATTAGTGGAGAACTAAATCATAACAGGGTAATGTCACAAACTCTGTTATTTTTATTTACCACTAACTGGTGTGATTATGGTATAACTGGTGCTGACACCATTTGACTGCACTGTGACTGCCGTGCTTCTAACACCTGTGGTAGTCAATGCCCCTGCCCCTGCGGTTGTGGGCAATGGTATCAACGCAGGATAACCTTTATAGGTTGTGCAGGCTGTCTGTGTCAATGATAACAAAGCCATTATCACGAGGATCCATGACCTTGTGCCAGAACGTCCATAGGCTGATTTTGTGTGCTCGAGCGGCTGCATATGAATTATTGAACTCGCCCAGAGGTGTCCGCACAGGCAGTAGTTTCCTGCTGTGACCTTGCGATTCTGCGGAGTTCTTTGATTCTTTCAAGTGCCTCCTTCGCTCGTTGGTGGTGCTTGATTTGTTCAATCTTATTCAACTCTGTGATATGTTTAGTTAGTTCATTGAAGTTCATTCTGCGGCCTCCAATGTTTTGCGGGCTTGTTGATATGCCGCAAGAGCACGGACTTGACCAACTTGTTTGTCAGCACCAGCGTAGTAAAAACAAAAGCGATCACCAACTTGGGTATAACCATATTGATCACCAATAATCCACTTGTCTTGTTTCTTGTTAAAAAATGGTAGCATTGCACGGAAACTTGAATGCTTACGACTCTTGAATGTAATCTCAGCAACCGTTTCTTCAGTGTGAGCATTCTTAAAATACATATGAACAATAGTTCTCATTCTACGGCCTCTTTGTTTAGTTTCTCTGCTAGGTCAATCATTTCTTGTTTGTGCATACTAAGTCCTTGTGATTGAGGACCCATATCGGTTGCACCATACAATTTGTAAAAAGGGTGATGTGTATCTACTACAAAGTATCCATAGATGCCATCCATATCTCTGCCGCTTACTCGATATCTATTTGTCATTTTGCCATTTACCTTTGTTGTCGTCATAGTATTATTATACGACATCTATCGTATTTAGTCAATGCTCAATCTCACCAAAATAACAGCCAAAAGAAAAGGGCCTTGTGAGCCCTCTTCTCCAATCCAAAATGAGAAACTATTGGATCTAGTTTGGATTAAGACTCAATGCTGGAATCAAACTGTAGGTATTGAGCCGCATCGTTGTTGGTGATACCGTGTCCATAGATTGCTGAACCAACGATGTCAAAGCCACGCTTGGTTGCTTCACGCTGTGATTCAATACGGATGTCCTGCATCAAGGCTAGACCAAATGCATCTCTGTGGAACAGAACTGAATTGTAGTCACCAGCCGCACCACCTGCCACATTTACTAGGCTTGACTGATACACAGGAACGCCACCTAGTGTGCCCATGAAGCCATTGCGTAATGCATCATTACCGATCTGGCTTGCTGGAGCAGCGAAAGTAGATGTCAATGTAGATGCGATATCATAGGCTACATTTGGGTGTAGAACGATAGCACAATCATTGCTGGTGTCATAGCCTTGGCTACGAAGTTTAGCGATTGCTTGGAAAATCAATGCTGGGGTTGCCGCTGTGCTGGCACCGCCAACGCCTGCGTTCAACGAACTAACATTGGAAAGAATGTCGCTGTCCATCTTGCGAGCGATTGCTTCACCGAACAAACGACCAATGTCTGCAACAACATTGGAACTTGATGCCATCATGGCCAAGTCACTGATCTGTGCTGTAAGACCAACTTCGCTCACTGTCAATGTCACACCATTGGTGGAGATTGCTGTGAATGCAGGTGCTGTGCCTTCTGTCAGAGCAGCGGCTGTCTGCTTGGGATAGATAGGAACTGTAACAGTCTTACCTTGTCCTGGGTTGATGGTATAATTACGCACCAGGCCACGCATGATGGATTTTTCTGATGCAACGAATAACGCTTCTGCTACAATACTAGGTAACAGGTCGTTTAGGGTAGTTGTGTTTGTAATAGTCATTTAAGACTCCTTTGGTTAGTTAGGCAATACCGTTTTCTTTGCGGTATTGACGATAAATTTCACGATGTTCTGGATTTTTCATATCCAACTTCGTGATGTCTACTTTGCTGGGAGCCTGATTAGAGATCGCAGATCTGGCATTGGTAGTAGCGGGTGAGGCTGAGACAAAATGCGGATTCGAATCCAAGAACTCACGCACTAGATCTTCCACTCCCAGAGGCTGTCCTGAGTCTCTGTATCTCACAGAGCCATCATTGCCTATGACTTCTACTTCACCATCCTGATTAAGTCGCACTTGGTTTGATAACAGTGCCTTGACCTGTTCAGCGTTGACTGCACGATATTGAGCAGCGGCACTGAGCAGAGGCGTGTTGACCTTATACTCCTTGATCACTGAATCTCTCTTCTGGATTTCAGCATCCTTTTTGGCAGCCATTTCTTGTAGGGTTTTTTCAAATTCACCACGATTGAGTTGTTGCTCTTGTTGTCGCTTTTCAGCGTCGGCCTTTAACTGTCTAAGTGTTTCTGGATCGCCCAGGTCCTCATAGGGTTTTAACAATTTCTTTTCAATGGATCCCTTCATGCGGGCCATCATGTTGTCAACGTCCTGTTGAGAGTAAGTCTTGGTTGCTGCCAGGTTTTCAGATGTTGTGTCTGCGGCACCAGTTGCCTCATTAGCCAATGTATTTTCTGACATCGTTGCATCGCCTTTTCATAAAAGTAGTTGTGTATTTATAAGTGCTCACCCATAATGGGTGTTTACTTGTAGGGTTTAGGTGGCTTGGGAC